GGAGGAACAAGATGAAAGAGAGTAATCATCTGGAGGAGCTAATAAAAGAGAATTGGGAGTCTATAAAAAATTGTAGAAATCCAATGGATCAAGTAATGCTTTCAATAGATATGGTTTATCAAAACGAATTGAAAAATTGTAAACCTAATGAGAAAGTAGAAATTAAAATAAAACAAGAAAATGGAAACATTGTCATTCATGGCAAGTGTGTTCCTAAATAACAAGCATAGAGGCAGTCTGAAATATGGCTGCCTTACCAATCAAAGTTAGACTTAGGTTTATCGGAGTCCTCTTTCATGCACTGCCAATGAGCATGACCACCTCCATAAAAAGAAACAAAGCTATCTAAGTTCGTCATGTCCTTTTTACAGTAACGACAAATTCCTACATCAACAATTATTTGTTTTGATTTAACCCAAGTCTTGTTCTTAGGTTTTGGCATAGTTAGGTTTCTTACCTTTTCTTGACTTTCTTTCAGCTTTCTTTTTTCTTGATACCGCAGCTCTCTTTTGAGAAGGACTCATGGCTCTTGCTTTGGCTAATGGTACACACTTAGGATAGTTTCTTCTTTTTTCCTTACCTGAACGACCGCATTTAGGAAAAGAACCATCGGATCTAGGATTAGCAATGTCAACCCAGTTTTGTTGCACCCATGCTCTTAAACCTTTTTTAGCCATTATCTTTTTCTTTTTTTAGCTTTCTTTTTTTTCTTCTTGCCACCAGGAGTTATCTTACCTGAGCATACACCAGAGGCATACATATTAGCATAAGCAGAAGGATATACCTTAAACTTTCTTTTAGCTGCTGCTTTACCTCTTGCACATAATTTAGCCATCTTTGAACTCCTTTAGTATTTGTAGTTTTTCTTCTGCATGAGCAATCTTTTCAATCAGCTTATCTGATTCGTCTATGTGTTGAGGATGCTCACCAATCCCTACACTGTTTTCTAAATAAATTTTTAATGTCGCCTCAGCTTCAGCGATCTGAGCTTCATATCTTTTTTCTAGTGCATCAAGAATAACTTGCCTCATGCACTATGTCTTTTTTGAACAGCAAACTTAGCAACTTTTACTGCACCCTTATGAGGTTTATATGTTCCTTTCATAAGTTTGTAAGAGTTACCTTTTTTCATCCAATGAAATCCTTTTGGTGCTTTAACTGTTTTCATCATACTTTTCTCTTTTTCTTTTTCTTAAGTGCTTTGAAATCTGCACCTGTTATCTTATCAAATGGTGCAGCCATTCTAGCAATCTTCATTTGTTTTTTACTGTACTTTTTATTTTTACCTTTAGGCATAATATATAACCCTCCAACATTCCCAACTGACTAGCAGTTACTCCTAATTGTTAATACTTTTTTTTCTTATTTTTCTTTTTAGTTTTTTTCTTTTTTTTCTTTTTCATATACATAGTTTTCTCCTTTTACCATTTTTTACATGACCAGTATCTAGCACTGAACACATCTTTAGCAGTAGCACATCTGTGCCTAGCTCTAAAGCTCTTTCTAGCTTTGGGGTT